AATGGGTAAAGTGGGAAAAGCACACAGGCAACACAATTGGACAAGCACAAGAAAAGATTGGCATTTCAGATTTGGTTTTTCTTGCGTATCACGCCATGAAGCGTGAGGCAGCTGGTAAGCCAATGAAGCCAATTGACATTTGGACTGAAACAATTGCTGAAATTTTAGTCGGTGAGGCAAACCCAAAAGTTACCCAGTCGGAAGCCTCAACCGAGTAATCTGGGAGTTAGCTCTTACCACTGGGCTACCTTTTAGCGAATTCGAGAGTGCTGAGGACATTTTGACGGTGATCGAAATTTTAGAGAGGCGAGGCAATGGCCAGTGATGCAATTACTTATGACAAAGCCGAATTAAGCTCAATAACGAGATCATTTAAAGCAATGGATGACGAAGCAATTGCCCAAGCCAAAGAAAGCTCAAGTGCTTTAGCGACTTATGTCCAAGGCCAGATTATTAATGCTGCACTTACTCGTGATACAGCTTCAAGTAGAATTGCGAGTGGTTCAAAAGTTTCTAAATCATCAAAAATTGGTGAGATTTCATTTGGATTTGCAGGTCAAAAATTTTCTGGGGGCGGCACAACCCAACAGCTTTGGGGCGGTTATGAATTTGGCTCCAATAAATTTAAACAATTTCCAATCTGGTCAGGTAAAGAAGGCCGAGGATCAAAAGGTTGGTTTATCTATCCAACGCTTAGAGCTAGTCAGCCGGAAATTATCCGCCGATGGGAAGAAGCATTTTCAACAATTGTTAAGAAGTACGACTGATGGCCGGTTCAAGAACGCTCAAGCTCTCAATTCTTGGTGATGTTGACAATCTAAGCAAATCTTTAAAAACGGCTGAAACTGACACAGATAATTTTGGGGCTAAGGTTGGAAAAGTTGGGGCAGCTGTAGGTGCGGCATTTGCAGCCGCCGCACTTGCCGCTGGTGCTGCCGCAATTAAAATTGGTGTTGATTCAGTTGCCGCCGCAATTGCTGACGAAAAAGCACAGACACAATTGGCAACCGCAATCACGGCTGCCACTGGTGCAACAAACGCACAAATTTTGGCAATTGAACAACAAATCCTTAAAACATCATTGGCAACTGGTGTCGCTGACGATCAGTTGCGCCCAGCATTAGGTCGTTTGGTTTTGTCCACAAATGACACAACAACAGCGCAAGCATTGCTAAACACCGCTTTAGACCTTAGTGCAGCAACAGGCAAACCGCTTGAAACAGTCACAAACGCATTGGCCAAAGCCTATGACGGTAACACCGGTGCGCTAGCTAAACTAGGCGTTGGTTACGGGGCAGCTGAATTAAAAGGCAAAGATTTCAACACAATTGTTGGAGAATTAAACACACAGTTTGGCGGTGCTGCATTAACTGCGGCGGGTACTTATCAAGGCCAGATAGACAAATTAAAGGTAGCATTTGACGAATCCAAAGAATCATTGGGCGTTGCTTTGTTGCCGATAATTCAAACCTTTATTACATTTTTAAACGAAACCGCCTTGCCCGTTGTTATGAAAATTGTTGGTGCATTTACAAATAAAGGTTCTGGTTTAAACGATGGAATTACAACGGTTGTTAACAATATTAAATCAGTTGCTATCCCAATTTTTGAAGGATTTGTGACGGCATTTGGATTTATTAAAACTGCTATTGAAGGCAACAAAGAATCATTTGAATCATTTGCAGAAGTAATTAAAGCCGTAGCACCCGTTCTGGGTAAAGTATTGGGTGAAGTTATTAAGGTTATTGGCGGTGTTGCCTCAATTGTGCTTAATCTAATTGGCAAGGTTGCAGGTGCAATTGCGCCAATTTTGAACGCTGCTATTACAGGAATAAACGCTGTAATTACCGGCATAAATTTAATTAAATCAGGCCCAGACATTAAAAAAATTGGAAAGATTGGTGAAACGACTGTTGCGGAAGGTTTTAGTGGCACTACACCCGGAGGCGAGTCATTTTCTGGAAGTTTGGCCGTGCCAAAGGTAAGTTCTACAGGCGTCATTGGTGGCACAACAAAGACCACAACGCCGACAGGTGGCACAACTAGTACGAGTGGCGGCGTTGCAACAGCTTCAAAGGTTGCGGCAACCGCCGCAGCTGCCGCCTCAAACATTGTCACGGGATCATTTAACGCAGGTTCATTTAGAGCAGGTGAAGCTGCAACAATGCCACCAACAATCAATTTGACAGTCAATGGCGCACTTGATTCCGAAGGCACAGCTCGCACGATTGTCAACACACTTAACGATTCCTTTTATCGCGGAACCGGCGGTGCTTCTGCCTTGGTACAAATAACATGACAGTTTTCAATCCTGTTTGGCGCGTGACCATTGGCGGCGTGCAATACCAGACAGCTATTTTGGCCAATTTAACAATTAGCAGCGGCCGCACAAACATTTATGAGCAAGCCCAAGCTGGTTACGCAAACCTTGAGCTGATCAATCTCGATCAATCAAATGTGCTTATTGAGATTAACAATTCACTTACCATCGAATTGCAGGATTCGACAGCTACATTTGTGCCAATTTTTGGCGGCTCAGTTGTTGATGTTGGCATTGCCGTGGCCGAGGTTGGCTCAATTGATTACGCACAGCGGATTACCATCATTGCTTTGGGCGCGTTGGCTAGATTGCCAAAAGCATTAACAGATGGTGTTTTATCACAGGACTTTGATGGTGATCAGATTGCCACAATTTTAGGACAGGTTTTGTTTAACACATGGCAAGAAGTTCCACAAGCTCTCACATGGGCAACTTATGATCCGACCGAACAGTGGCAAAATGCAGAAAACACAGGATTAGGAGAAATTGATCAGCCGGGTAATTATGAACTGGCAGCTAGATCAAGCAGCCGAACAGATGTTTACACATTGGTTTCAGCTTTAGCCACATCTGGTCTTGGGTACATCTACGAGGATGCCAATGGCCAAATTGGTTATGCAGACAGCACACATCGCACAAATTATTTAGCGACAAATGGCTATGTTGAACTGACAGCCAATCACGCTTTGGCATCGGGATTAAGTATCCAGTCACGAACCGGCGATGTGAGAAATACAATAACTCTCAAATACGGCACAAATTCGTCACAGGAGGTCGATGCTCTTGATTCTGCATCGGTCGGACTTTATGGGCAATTGGCGCAGATTTTTACAACAACCGTGAAACATGAACCCGATGCTCAAGATCAAGCCGACTTCTATTTAGAACTAAGAGCTTATCCCCGGTTCAATTTCAACAACATTACCTTTGAGCTGACAAACCCAGAGCTGGATGATGCCGATCGCGATGATCTGATTAATGTGTTTATGGGCATGCCAATCGAAATTAGCGATCTGCCACTCAACATGAATTCTGGTGATTATCTGGGTTTCGTTGAAGGCTGGACATTTTCCGCCGGGTATAATCAGATCAACATTTCAATGATTTTGTCACCGATCTCATTCTCATTGCAAGCCATGCGATGGAACGATGTGCCGGTGGTAGAGCAATGGAGCACAATCAATCCAACTTTGGATTGGATCAATGCCACGATTGTGGCGTAAGGAGAAAACATGAGCAATCCAACAACGCCATTTTCGTGGCAAATGCCAACATCGACAGATTTGGTCACAGATTTACCAGCTGACTTTGAAGTATTTGGTCAAGCTGTTGCAACAGATTTAGCCGATTTATTAGGCGGGCCATCAGGTTACATTCTTTCCAAAGCATCTGCAACAGACATGGATTTCACATGGATTGCAAATGATCAAGGAGACATAACCGGGGTGACAGCTGGCACAGGTATAACCGTTACCAATCCAACTGGCCCAGTCCCAACAGTCACAAATGACATGGCAACCACAATCACAGCTGCCGGAGACATTGTTGTTGGTACTGGTTCAGGCACTTATGACAATTTGCCAATAGGCACAACAGAGCAGGTTTTAACGGCTGACACAACTGTAAGCCCATACAAGGTCAAATGGGCAACTCCTGCCGCTGTTGGTATGACGGTTTTATCATCCGGTTCATTATCGTCAACGACATTTACAATTTCAGGAATAAGCGGAGCCTACATAGATTTACAATTGGTAATTCGTAATTTTAAGACAGGAACTGATGGTGCTACTTTGAAATTGCGCTTCAACGGTGACACAAATACGCGTTACAAACGTCAACTTACTTATGGTAACAGCGGAGCTTTAGCATTTAACGAGACTGAGATTCAATTTGTTGCAGGAAATAGCAATGTCAATGCCAACGGACTTTCGGTTATTGAAATACCCGATTATGCAAACGCCACAACATGGCAAACCTGCAATTGGGTTTCGGCCAGTGATCAAGATGGAGTAGGCGGCGGTATGCAAAATAACATTGGTTATGGTATTTACAATCAACTTGATGCAATTAATTCAATTACTTTATTTCCTTCGGCAGGAACAATGACAGGCACTTACACACTTTATGGGGTGAAATAATGGCAAAACAAATGATCACAATTCATGATCTAGCAACAAATCAAGTCATTGAACGCGAAATGAACGCTGCTGAAATGGCTCAATTTGAAAAAGATAAAGCCAACAATGAAGCGCAATTAGCTAAGCAAGCAACAAAAGATGCAGCTAAGCAAGCTGTACTGGACAAACTTGGACTTTCTGCCGATGAAGTAGCTGCATTACTGGCATGACATTTCCACAAGGCACATTGCCTCGATTGATTCAGGTTGCGCTGGCCGAAGTCGGCACAGCTGAAACCGGAAACAACGAGACAAAGTATGGCAAACACATGAAAGCCGACAAGCTGCCATGGTGTGGGTCTTTTCTTAACTGGTGTGCAGATCAAGCCGGTGTGGATGTGCCAAATGTAGTCAGCACTCGCGCCGGAGCTGATGCTTTTAAGAAAATGAATCGATGGCACGGCACACCAAAGATTGGTGATTTTGTGTTTTTTGATTTTGTCATTGATGACAAAATTACAATTAATCACATTGGCTTGGTCATTCGAGCATCGGAAAAGCAAATTGTGACTATCGAAGGCAACACATCAGGTGCGGGCGATCAGCGCAATGGCGGCGAAGTAATGGTGAAATCAAGAACTTTGGGAGCAAGGTCATTTGTTGTTGGCTACGGCCGACCAACTTATGGCGCGTTTTCCGGTGATTTGCCGGATCGACCAAAAGGAGAAAAATAATGAAGCAAATTAAAGCAGCTGCCGCATCGTGGGCAAGAAGTGCGATGGCAGGTTGTTTGGCTGTTTACATGACTGGGAATACAAATCCCAAAGATTTGGCAATGGGCTTAATCGCTGGCATTGTGCCGGTATTAGCTCGATGGGCAAATCCTAACGATGTCAGCTTTGGCATAAAAAAGTGAGTCCGGGCGAATGGACGGCTGTTGGTGGTTTTGTCATTTCCATACTGGCAGCCGTTTATTCGTCAATGCGGATTATTATCAGATCGGTGATGAGCGAACTTTCACCAAATTCGGGATCGAGTATGAAGGATCAAATTTCGCGCATCGAGGCACGATTGGATTATCTATTCACACATCTCATTGAGAAAAAGTAAAGACACGCCGCAATTTAGGCGTGATTGTTGATTTTGTCGGCTGTGCCTGTCACTCTTTATTTGGGAGCAGATCAGCTGTTCCCAGAATCGGGAGCAACAAAATGAATGAAGTATCAATTGTGATCGCAATGATCATCGCAG